TTGTATCTATATCCATTATTTTCTTTTTAATGAAATTTTACTTTTACCTTGTTTTAATAATTGAAAACCATATTCGTTTACTATTATTTTTAATACTGCATCCATGTCATAATAAGGATAATCATCAAAGACAAACACTGATCCAGGTTTAGATCTTTTTCCAAAAAAAATTGCTTCATTAATAACATCAACAGTTTTGTGTGGTCCGTCAAAATGAACTAAATCATAAGTATTTATAATTTCTTTTTTTTCTCTGTAAATAGGTACACCATCATGAAAACTTTTCATAAATTCATCATCATCTAATTGGTACAATGTAAAATTTTCAAAGTTTAAGTCTCTTAATAAATCAACTTTCATACTATTTGTATAATTACAAACAATTGAAGGTCGGTCATCAAAATGTGGGTAAGATATATTACCGTAAGGATCTATACCAATGTGCCAGTGTTTTTTATGTTTAAGGTTTTCAAGGATTAACTTAGAACCTAATCCCTGCCTCACCCCTATCTCTACTGTAAATAAATTATCTGATGTTAAGGATTCACAGGCTTCTATTAATATTTCGTATTCTTTACTATCGCCACCTATCATAATTTAAATTGTTGCAGTATTTGTAATTTTTCTTCTGCTTCAGCTATTTTTGTAATTAGCTTATCTATTTCGTCAAGGTGTTGTGGATGCTCACCAATCGCTACAGGTTTTTCTAAATATATTTGTATAGTTGCATCTGCTTCAGATATCTGAGCATTATATCTATCTTCTAATGCATGTAGCAATGTTGCTCGTAAACTCATTGCAAATTTATATATTATTTAGTGTTTTTGTAAACTAAAAAACGCCTTCGAATTTAGTGCCTTTGATTGCTGCACCAGCACCTCTACAAAAGCCACCATGTTTCATTTTTTTAGTAGATGCTGGTTTCATTGTTTCTAAATCTAAATCAATTTTTTTTACTCTTGAAGCTGCTTTGTCTGTGTTAGTTCTATTACCACTCTTGTCGGTATATGTTCCTGATTTTATAAATTTTAAAAAATTTCTTTTTTTTTCTGACATTATATTTTACCTTGTTTGATTAACTTCTTTATATCACCTTAGTAAGACCTGTTAAGTCCACCTTTGGTTTTACTGATGTAATATCTGGTGATACTTTATTTAGTTTCCAAGGTCTAAATAGTTTTTTTATCCATTTCCACATTTTATGTCCTTACGTTAGTTGGTTTTGGCCCTGCATTACTTGCCATTCTTTTTCTGGCTACAGCAGATGCCTTTTGCGACTTTGTCATCGCTGTGGCTTTTGCAAGTGGTACGCACTTCGGGTACTTCCTTTTTGAACCACTGGCAGATTTTCTTCCACACTCTTGAAACTTGCCACCTTTTTTCTTTGCTCCAATATCTACCCATTTTTCATTAAACCATTTTGTTAGTCCACCTGTTTTCATAGCAGGTACACAGTTTGGAACCATTCGATTCCCTTTTTTCTTCATGCCTTTTTGCATATAGCCTTCCCAACATGAACCTTTTTTATTCATTACTTTACACCTTGAAAATTAAGTCCTCTAATAGCTGCACCACCACCTCTAGACAATTTTATTGTGCTTAAACTCTTTGCTTGTCCTGCGTGTGTTTTAGATGCTTTTTTTAATCCTTTAATAATTTTATTAATTTTAACTTTACCCTTTTTCATTTCTTGCATATGTGAAGCTGTATTTAGTGAACCACCTTCAGAAAACTTTTTAGTAAAAGTTATTTTACCACCCTTAGTGGTTCTTTTATTAAATTTATTTTTTGATTTTCCGTAGTTACCTTCAATAGTTACATTACTTGATTTTCCAACTTTTATATTTTTACCGTAAGTAATATTTTTTGATTTAGTTTTTAAAGAACTACCACCAGATGATTGTGTATTTTTATTTTTGCTAATACCAAAATTACCATATTTCGAATAAATATCTAAACCAACTCCTTGATCATCTACTTTTGTTTTACCACTTTGAGTTGTTTGTTTAATTAAGTAAGGAGCTACGTCTACACCTTTTTTAGCTTTAATAACTTTTATTTCAGCACCTTTTGAAGCTTTTTTAGGTCCCCAATCTTTTCTTTTTACTCCTGATGGGTCTTTTGCTTTTCCTGCACATATTTTTGAAGCGTATGCGTTTGCATATGCTGATGGATAAACTTTAAATTTTCTTTTGGCAGCTGATTTACCTCTTGCACATAGTTTTGTCATATCTGTTGCATCCTTGGGTCTGTTGATAATATATTTTTTTCTGCTTTAGGTCTAGCAATTGAATCTTTACTTCTTTTACGTAGTTGAGCAGTAGCAGATTCTTTCATCTGTTTTTCTTTTCTTAATTTTTGTAAATCTCTTTCTAAATTCATTTTTTATATCCTAACCCCGTTGTTCTATTTCCATATAATTTAGTCCAAGACCATGAAGTTAATTTAGTTGACCAGTGATATATCAATGTTACTAAATATTTCATTTTTTTCCTCCGTTTTTAAAAATTTGAGTTCCCTTTATACCAAAAATACTTCCCACGACAAGAATCCAAAGTGTAGAAAACCAGGTTGGCAGTGCTGCAAAGTGTTCAAAGAAAATTTTTACTTTGTCCATAGCTACTGGATTGTCTGAAAATACTCCCCAGGCCAGCACAATGATGGGCGCCGAGAGAATTACCAAAACGAATTCGTCCTTAAAATCTGATTGACGTGCTTCTAGCAATTTGCCTTGGTATTGTTCTTCACCACGAGCTTGACGCTCTGCATGTAGCAGTTGTGCATCTGACATTGCTACTTTTGCTTTTTGTTTGTTAGCGTAAATTTTACTTCCAGCACTAACAGCTAATTTGATTGCGCTTAACCACATTATAATATTTCTCCTGTCTTCTTAAACACATATATTCTATCAAAATATCAATACATTCGTAAGCCCTAGTACCGGATAGTCTCCATCTCCAGGTTTGTGTCCAATGAGGCTTTCTAAGCCTTACTTTCAGAACGTTACCACCAAAAAAATTAGAAAATCTATCTAAAATATCTTTATCACACATCTCAATACCGCATTGAAATGTTTTTCTACCGCTTCCCTTACCCCAAATACCAAAACTTCCTTCACCATCAAAAAGACCAGCAAGGAAAAGTATTTTATTTTTTTCTGACAGACTTTCGTAAGAGTTTTTTTGCATTTTTAACTGAGATCCCCTGTGGGTTTGGTCCTCTCTTAGGCGGTGGCCCAGATCGTACTCCTCCACTTAAACCTTTTTCGTTATTTCTTCGCAAGTTTTTCTCTAGCAACATCTAATCTTTCATCTGACTGTGAATCTTGTTGTGCAAGTCTATCATAATCAAACTCTAAACGTTCCGCTGCCCTTTGATTTTCTTGATCTGCTCTAAATCTAGTTTCTTCAGCTTTTCTTTGTAAATCCATTGCTCTTAAATCAATTTCTTGTTGTTTTATTTTAATTAATGGATCTTCTTTATTCTGATTTGCATTTTCAGTCTGAACTAACTCTTGAGTTATCTGTGCTGCAACCTTTGCAACTTCAGCTTCAAACATAATTTCAAACTGTTGAGGGTTCTGTTGTGCCATTTGTGCCATTTCAGGATTATCCATGATCATTTGTTTCACTTGTGCTTTAGCTTTAAATGAAATGTGATCAGAAATGTGTGATTGAAGTAATGCATACACCTGAGGATTGATTTGAACCATTCTTGATGCCATAAATGCCATGTGCGCAGCAATGTGAGCATCATGATCTTGAAATTCAAACGCTGTAAGCAACTTCATTTGAAGTGCACGTGCATTTTCTTTTGCAGGATCTAAAGGTTCTGGTTGTTTTGGTGGTGGTTTTAGAATTTGATCTATAGTTTTTGTACCAAGTGCTTCGTAAACACGTCTATATGCTTCGTGTAAGTTGTGCATTTGTGGATTTGACTGTGCAATTTGTAATTGTGATTGTGCTAAAGTTACTCTTTGAGCCATAGACATAATATTTGGATCTGCAACAGGTAAAATATCTACTCTGTTATCAAAATCTGATTGTTTAATTTGTCTTGGGCCACCGTAAACATCATAAGGATATTCTGGTGGTAAGTATTCACCACAAATTCTTGCTAAAATTTTAAATTCTAGTCTCATTGCGTAGTAACATCTTTTGTGAACACCACTCATAACACGTGATCCTCTTTCCATCAGCGCCATTGTAGTTCCAACAGCTCTGTTTTGTGTATCATTACCAACACTAGAGTCTGTAATTGCAGCAAACTTTTGTCCCGCTTGAACTACAAATCCCATTAAGTTGTATAAAGTTGGTGATGGTTCTGTAAATGGTAAATTAAAAAATTGATCTCTTATATTTCCACCAGGTGCATCTACATCTCTAAACTCTCCTGGTTGAATTGGTTGGTCATCATCTCTAACTCTGATACCACGTGATTTAAATCCTGCTGGTAAATTTTTTAAAGTACCCGCATCAATTAATTGTCTTAGTGATTGAGTTGCAGCTTGTGATAAACCACCAATCATATGTGTTAAACCAAAACCATAGAAACCTAATCCTGGTAAAAATTTGTAATGCACAAAATATTCTACTCTTGCATAACCTAAATCACCTGGTTTGTAGTTTCTGTAAATAGATAAAACCTCTCCACTACCTTCATCGATAGTTACAATGTAAGGAATTTTTATTTTTTTAGCTTTGTCATCAAAATCTTCGTAGTCATCTAAATTTAAATCTACGTGCATTTCTAAAATTGTATTTAAATAATCTGAACCTGTGCCTTTTACTCCTTCAAGTTCGTTTAATTTTTTCTGTACTGAATCTGGTTCTGAATTACTATCAATTAATTCTATATCTCTGTAAAAACCTGCAGCCATTTTCTTTGTGACATCATTCTGTGTCATTTTAATAACGTGAGTTATTCTCTCACAATCTTTTAAATCAGATGCGTAATATGGAACGACTAAATCTTCTGCTGGAATAAATTTTGATACAGGTCTATCTAACATTGCATCGTAATAAATTTTCTTAAATGTAGATCCTGATAGCGGTAGGTAAAATAACATCTGATCCATGTCAGTTGTGTAATCTTCCATCTCCTCCATCAGCAGGTAATTCATATAATCTTTAACTCTCTCTGATTGTTGTTCGGTAGCCGCTCTTTGTATGCACACCGGTTGTGCACTCG